ATAAAGTTTTTATTGAGTCTTTGATACTCCTTATTCATGCGATAAACACTGGTAAGACGCGTATTCTTATGAGCATCAATGTCATAAGCGTGTGACTGACGATTAAAACTTAAATCTTCAGTATATCTCAACCTTTCAAATGGAGAGTCTTCTCCCCACTTCGATAACAAACCACCATCAGACAGTTTTACATTCTCTGCATTGATGTGGTCAACTAATAAGCTTAATCTTTGATTAGGCTCTTTGAATTGTTGCAGAGTGGCATCTTTAAAGCATGTCAACCCTTGCACGCGTTCTCTCTCCTTTATATAAGAGGAATCTTTTCCGAGTGAAGTCGGTCCTATTTGTTTAACAGAACTCGACATAGCACGGATACCAAAAGGATCCGCCTTTTTATGAGATTCACGGATGGTACTAGCCTCTTCACTAAAAACTTGCTTGACCCAGTGAGGATCAAACTTATCCTTCTCAATAGAAGACGTTTTCAATGCGAGGTCGCTTTCAGTGACCAGAGATTCATTATAAGGGACATGAGTTCGGTGAAATTCATCGAGTGTTGTGTCTGATTTCAGTATGTTTGCAATTCTTTCAATCACTCCCCGTTTTTCAACGGGCACCAGGTATAAACCTAAAGAACCATATTGTCGGAGTGCTCCGAAAGGATCACTTTTAATATTGATTTTCCGACCTTTATATATGGGCAGGAGTGATGCATGACCGAAAGCATTGGGATAAATTAAACGTCCAGAGAATTCGCCATAATCCTTGAGCTCATAAGATTTATGCTCATGCAAAGGGATCTTAAGTGTATTACAGAGGCTTTTATAAGCGTGAGACACTTCCTCATTCCAGATTATGACATCATCTCCATTGACACGGCAGTTTTCTTCACTGCCTCCTGAAACACGAAGCAAAGCAATATTGGTAAGATCCAGTTGGGCTTTTGAAGTCCAACGACCCATTCCTTGTCCGGTATTGTATTTAACGATTATACCTTCTTGCGTCAAGTATTCGCCCTTTTGGCAAAGTTCTTGATCTAAAAAGTAAGCCTCTTGAATAAGACGCTCTTGGGGTCCATCCGGCAAATCGTATATGAGTTCATCGAACAGTTTAAAGAACAGGTCCACCGGAATATTATTGGTGGAATCTACTATATCAAAAGAAGAAAGCTTGAGGCCCTCTTCTAGGGCTTTGCGAGCACACTCTGCTGCACCAAGTTGGTCGTAGCTAGCGCATATAGGATCGTTTTTGAGAACATACTTGTATACATTGACTAGTGGTGAAATACCCACTTGCCACCCTTTAGCAACATTAGCTATCCATCGTTGCTTTAATGCACCATCACATTGTAATGGAGTTATCCGCCCGATAATGGGAACATCATTTGAGATTCTGCATTGCATCTTGTCCAAGAAGTCAACATGATTTTTGGACCATTTAAAGATATTCTTTAAATAGTTTTTATGATTATTAAAGATGCTCGTGGCTGAAGCTATTGTTAATGCCTCATCCAAAATATGCATGGGTCCCTTGTGAGTTCTGTTATTGTAAAGGTAATGTGAACCAGCTGACGCTAAAGGACTAAAGGACACTCTACCCAACTTCACCCCTTCCCGGAAATTCTTTTCATATATTTCTCCAGAAAAGGACGATGGAAGCTGCTGAAGTAGAGATTTATCGAATTTATGAGAAACTGACTTAGAGAACTGGAAAGCCATTCCTGGTGAAGGAGATGAGTCTTCCCACCGAGAGCAAATATTAACAAGACGTAGCTGGTCTAATTTGTCAGCTTTGGTTAAAAGCTTCAGGAACGGAGATGATTTTAAAGAACGTTTACGTGTTTTGAAAGGTTTGTCGTCTAGAATTTTAAGCTTCAAATCTTTTAGAAATGAAACCATTGCCCTAGGTCCATGGTGCTTCTCAAAATGAAGCAGAGAACCCAATGCATCTAAAACCTCTCTTTTGGGATGATCCCGAAAGATAACTCTTGTAAACAACATCTTTAGCGAACTATATTCAGAAGTTTTACACTTCTTTCTAGCATTGTATAAAATACAATGTTGCATATGGCTCCTTGGTGATAAAATACAAAAGAGTGTACGCGAACATATAAAAC